ATGTTTCAGATCGATATGTCCATGGATCAGAACTTCGCATCTTTCCATGATCAAAGTTCTGATAATTATGTGTTTGTCGACTCGTTTGATAACGTTGAATTCACCGTTACTTACGGTTCAGTTGCGGACCAAAAAGTGCTTGGCGTTATTTATGCCGATTCTGATGCGGTCTTAAATGACAAACTGCGTGAGTTGGTTCGCAAGAAGATAAACACTATAAGCAATGACCATTAGTCAAACTGATCTCGATGGCTTGGAACGGAGGTTAAACGATCGACTGCAGGGCATAAGCTCTACTTTGACGTTTACCCTGACTGTCCATTTCAAACTCGACCGCGTGAATGACCTACGAAACGTGCCACCAATTACGCTGGTTGAGTTAGGTGACATCTTTGATCGGTTCATCAGTCAACACATGTCGGCACTGATGAGTTTACAGAATGGGAATACGTTCAACATTCGTTGTAAATCTAGTCACATCAACATGCCTTGTGCTGTTGAGAAAAAATTTGCGAATAGCGTTGCAACTCAGAAAAACGTTGTGATTACAGTCATGCGTAAAAAGGGTTTCAAATCTAACGTGACAAGGGATTTTGAAGTTTCCTAAATCCAGTTCAGGTGTAGTTATTTTGTTGGCTTAACAACTTCTCCGACCCGTCGATAAACCTTCTGCGTAATCTGTTTGTCGGTGTGTCCAAGTAGCTTGCTTGCGTCTTCGAGGCTTGCGATTTCGCTCGCGGCTTTTGGACGGATGTCGCGGAACTGGAATGCCTTGATGCGTTCTGCTAAATCTTCGTTTCGGGATTTCTCAGCCGCCATGGCGGCTACCTTGCGCGCTGCATCAAAGCGATCGCGCAGCATCTTCGATGTCAGCGCCTTACCCTCTTCAGTGCATACCAGCACGCCACTCATCGATTTTACCGGTCGCGTCATCAGGCGATCTACGCATGCGCCCAGCTGCGTCGGCGCGCCATCAATATGCAGTTGGATACGCAGGGCGTGGCCCGTTTTGTTCTGCGAGACATGCAGTTCGTCATTCCGGATGTCGATTACGCGCATCTTGAGTACGTCAGCCGGCCGCTGCCCCGACAGGTAGGCGAGATCCATCGCGTCGCGCAGCGCCTGGCTGCCGGCAGCGAACACAGCATCCCAGACGTCCGCTTCGGCGTAATAGTCCCGGGGAACCTCTTTATTCTTACGGACGCCGCGGCAGGGATTGTCTTGCTGCGTGAAGCCCCACTCACGCGCCATGTTGAACACGTGCGAAAGCAGCGCGATCTCACGGTTGGCGCGCACCGGCGCCGACCTGGCGTCACGATAGCGGGCGATGTCCTGCGGCCTGATTTCGTCGATTGGTGCCGCGTCGAATACCGGCCGTAGCTGAGAAAGGCATAGCCTGTTCTCGCGCTGCGTGGACGGCTTCTTCTTCGGCAGGATATCGCGCACGTACTGGTCGAAAACGTACCGCATTACCGATGCATCATCCGGCACCGGCGCGCATTCGAGTTCCGCCCACTTTCGTTTCGCGGCTGCCAGGTCAGTGCCCAGGGAAATCTCTGTCCGCTTTCCGTCTAAATCCCGGCCATTGTAGTAATAGCCGATCCAGACCAAGCCTGATTTTAGTTTTCTCTTCCGCGCGAGCATGCGCGGCGGCAGCTTTTTGCCGGTGGTCTTTGGTCTCATCGTCTACCTATTATCGGACGTTGGACATGTCCATTTGCCATCCTGTCGCCTCGGGCGCCATCAGTGAAGCAGGGTTGATTCCTGCCAGCTTCAGTCGAGCGTACAGCCTGCCCACCTTCGGCACCTTCGCGTGATTCAGAATGAACACCCACCCGTTGCTTTTCAACCAATTGACCTGGTCGTTGCAGCGGGAGCACCCAGAGATGTCCTTGATCTCATCTTCGCTTAGGGTCTCGGATGGTAACGACAGTTCAAATATTGCGCTCATGCGCTGTCTCCTGATTGTGACTGGCCAGTAGGCCGGTGTAGCAGTTGCTGTGAAACGCCTTCTTGGCCTGCGCGCCACCCGGCGACTGCGCGCGCACGTACCGCTCGTTCTTCCGCACGGTCATGCCGCAGAAGGCGCACAGGTGATCGCGGCGCGCCGTGTGTGTGATCTCGGCCAGGCTCACCGTGCACCACCAGTGCGCTCCAGCGCCTTATCGATGTCCGTGCGCAGCTTTACGGCAACGGCGAGCACTTCACGCAGCAGATGAGCAGGGTCCACCTCAGCAGGGCGAGAAGCAACCAGCAGCGGCTCCAGTTCGCGCGCCAAACGCTCGCGCAAGCTGCCGTGCGCGTGGAACTCCAGCGTCGTGTCGCGCAGCCGGTTCACGACCTCGCGCACCACATGATCCTTGACGGGCGCGGTGCTGGGCAATGGCGCGGCGGCGCGCACAATCGCCGCAACCGCCGTCACGATGTCGGCGCGAACGTCGATATCGACCTTCTCCAATTCCCACTTGACCCCACGACGATCCAGCAGATCAGCCATCACGCCGCGCGCCGCTGCATGTGCCCAGTCGATGGCCGGCGCGGCTTCGCTGCCGCCGTCGTACGGGTATTTTCTGCCGTGCGCGAGCTGGCGCTGGGCGGTGCTCAGTCCGGTATCAGCCATTTGATTAGCTCCCTTCCTGGCGTCGAATTGCTCGAGCCATCTTGACCCCTACGCGCACCACCTGCATCAGGTTGTGCCACAGGGGAACGTCCAGAACATTGGAATAGAATTCCCCCTTCCCCGAGATGAAGCCCATTTCCACCTTGCTCTTTCTGATCGCGAATTCTTCGTACGCATACTCGCTACCCCAGCCGTTGCGATCACGTGCGCTCAGCTCGTGCCACTGGACATAGAACTGGTTGCTGTCGATATCGCCCAGGTCGCAGATCCTTAGCCATGCGGGATGCTTCGCGCACCACTCTGCTGCATGCTGGCTGGCCTGCTCGACCGAAAAGAATTCACCGGTCTGCACCCGCGCTGTCGGCGCGGCGAAGGTTCCCGCCGGCCCGATCACGATCCGCTCCCTTCCTGGCTGCCGTCGAGCTGGGCGGCGACATCCAAAAGCGCGGCGCGGTATTCCTTGAGCGCGCGGTTGTAGCCATAAGCAAATGCTTCGGCCGTCTCCTTGGTGTGGGTCCATGGCGTCATCTGGATGTTCACCAGAAACGCGGCGGCGCCCGGGCCGGTACCACCAGCCAGTGACACGCGAACTTCACGCTGCGCGCGGAGCGCCTTGGTTATGTGCACCGGCTCTTGAAGCGGAATGCCAGTGGTCAGCGCCTGCATGAGCGTGGTCGGCGCTTCCGGTGTGCCGGGGGCGGTGGTTTTAATTCCCCCGAATTCGGGGGTGTTTTCTTCGATCGCTACCATGCGCTCGGCAAAGTCGGCAGGGTCGCGGAAGTACAAGTTGTCGGTCGCGGTGTCGCGGTAGATTGCAAGCGGCTCAACCAGCTTGCACTTGCCGGCGCCGACAGCGTGACCGAGCAGTTCGTATCGGCCGCTCTCGCCCATATAGCTGTACAGAGCGCCCGGTGCTGCGGCTTGCTGGGTTTTGATCGCCATTTCTTCATGATTTTGAGCGACAAACGAGTTTGACTTCAATTCATGCGGTACTGCAGTTTGCTGGGCGGCGACGGCGAAGCGCGCAAAGCTGTCGCCGGCTGGCACTTTGGACTGGTGCAGTAAGGTGACGGGGCCGCCGGCGTGCTGCTGCATGACGCTGACGTGCACGCCCTGGTCGTTGTTGGCGAAACCTATGCTCAGTTGCGCGGTCTCTTTGCCGCTCTCTGTGTACAGCAAGGTGCCAACCTTAGGGGCGTCCTTGCCGTTCGCAAGAAATGCAACTTTCTTGCCCCATTCTCCGGCTATAACCCTGGCCACTGGCTCGGCTTGCGGCGCTTCGCCCTCTGGCTGGGCGCGGCGAGCAAGGGCGATCAGGGCCAGCACGGCGGCAGGCGATGCTAAGTAATGCCAAATCTCGTTCGCCCGCCAGTTGTCGGAATCGCGCGGGTTGGTGTAAATGTGCTGGCCATCCTGATCGGCGGCGCGCGCTTGAGTTTCCAGATTGTCCAGGCCCGGCAGTTCAGGGGACGCGGTAGGGGTGGTGGTCATGTCGCTCTCAATATTGAATGTTCGTCGGGTCGGCGCTCGCAAGCGGCGCCTTCACGGCGTTGCTGCGCACGGCGCGTGCCGTCTCGGTGTAATCCTTGATCACCCGACCCGCTTCGTCGAAGTAGCGCGTCTGCCAGGTCGGGTGGCAGTTGTGCTTCTGCTTTCCCCACTTGAGCTGATTCGCAAACACCACGTCGAGGTTGGCGCTGCTGTTCATGCCCTTGATGGTGCCCAGGTGGCCATCGACTTCGACTTGCATGCCCAGGCGCACCCAGCTCATGCCACGGCAACGGGTCATGTCATCCACGAAGCGACGGCCAGCTTTGGTCAGACGTTCGGCGACGGCACTCACGCTGCACCGCCTTCCTGGCGCTCGCCTGATGTAGATGCCTGATCTTCGCAATCTTCGGCGGTCAGGACATAGGGCCGCACGTTCTTGACAGTCCAGAAGGTGGGAGGGGCGCACTTCGTGATCCAGCCGACGACGAGCGCTTCTAGCTCGGCCACCTGCTCATCGCTTACGTTCGGATAGTCCTCGCCGCCGTGCTCGCCAGCGATATCGTACGCGGCTTCGCCCATGTTCTCGATCACCCAGTCGGTGCTGAACAGGCTCGACGGCTCAGGATGGACGGCTTCTCCAGCCCATACAGTCGCGCCCGGTTGCAGCTCGTGCGTATCGATCAGCTCGCCCAACGACTTTGCGCTGAAGTCCTCTTCGTTGTGCGACCAGCACTCGATCCGTTCGGCCGACGCCGGCGCTGCCTGTACTGGGAGAGGCGCGGCTTGTGCTGGCGCTGCGGGAGCAGCGGCGAGCATAGCTGCGTAGCACAGCCGCGCCCGGTGCGCCGCCTTTTGGCAGCCGGTCATAGCGGCATACGTGTCCCAGTCCTCACCAGGACTGAAAAATTCATCAGGCACCGATTCGAAGCCGCTCGTCACCATGTCGGGGGTAGGCTCAACAGGTACCAGCTTCCAGCCTTCCGGAACCGCTACGTGACCGGCTTGTGCCGCGACAGGGGCTGCGAGCGCGAGGATCGCCGCAACACACTCGCTTTTGGCGGCCTCGGCTCGATCGGACATTGCCGGTTCACCCTTGCCCATGCGACGCCCGCACATATACTCCTCGTTCGCCCAAGCCTGCGCAGCCCTCAGCGCGCGATCTACGTCAGCCTGGCCGCCCCCGCTGGTAACGAGCTGCAGGTTGACCTGGTCGGTCGGCGCGCCGGCAGCGGCAGGCACTTCGACCACCAGCACGCGCTCGTGCTTCTCGGGTGCGTGGCTGAATTTGCAGCCGGCCGGGCCGACGGTGCCGTGGTTCTCGCTGGTCATGCACAGCGACCAGTAGCGCGGCGCCACAGTGCGATCAGGGTCCGCCAGCATATGGGCGGGCACGCCGAAGGCGCGGGCAATTTGCTCTTTGTTGAGCTGGATGGATTCGGCGATGGTCATCAGTCTTCCTCTGGGTCTCGGTGGGCGCGGCGCGGTGCCGGCGGGTTCAGTTTGTTTTCGGCCTTGGCGCGGAGTGCCTGCTCGAGCGCGACCTGAGCGAAAAGATCGCGGGCCATCTGCTCGGGGCACTGGTAGGTGATGCGCAATTCTTCGAAGGTCACAGCGCCCACCCGTGGGTGATCGCCCAGGCGCATGCGGCGCAATACAGCACGACGAGCGCGCACTTCCATTTGATGACCCGCAGGCGGTGCTCGCTCATGGCTTCACCGCCAGTTCGCGAATCACGTCGTGCATGCCGGAGATGGCCTGGTCGGTGGCTTTCTTGATGCGGTCCAGGCGCAGGCGCGCTTCCATGATCGGCACAAGCGCGCCGCGCGCCAGATCCTCAACGGGGACCGTGAACAGCACGCGCAGCTCGAAGTGGCCGGGCGATGCCTGCACTTCGGCCAGGCGCTCTTGGGTCCTGATTTCGGACCATAGGGCGAAGCCGCCTGCGTGCGGTCGGTAAAGGTAGACGATGCTCGACGGCGGCAGCGGCGTGCCGTCATTGCCCCAGTCCAGCGGTGCGCTGGGCAGCGATTGGTCGTCGAGGCGGCGCATCATGTCGCGGTTATCGGCCGCGGGGATGATGCTCTCGCCCTCGCGAATGACTGGGTGTACTTGCAAACTGTCGCTCATGGTTTCCTCGGTTCCGTTGGCCGCGCTGCGGCGAAAGCCTTTTCAATCGCCACCGCGCGCTGGTGGCGGCTAGACTGCACATTGACGCGAGACTGCTGGATAGCCGTGCGGTCGGCTGGCGTCCACGTCTGCAAATCGGCGCTAGGTGCGCGCCGTGCGCGACGCTTCATGCTCGCGCCTCACCGCCCATCGCTTCGACCAGGTCCGCCAGCAGCTTGGCCAGCTCACCCGACATGAGAGCGAAGTCGCTGTCAAAGCGTTCGTCGGCGTCATGCACGCCAATTGCACCCTCCTTGAGCACGTCCAGCGGTTTGATGCTCTTGATAGCCAGCGATTCGTCCAGTACGAAGCTGATGCGGTCGTTCCACGTCAGCGCGAGGCGCGTGCACTGTTTGCCAGCGGCGATGTGGCGCCGGGTGTCCTGTGGGTCCAGAGTGTGGCGCTTGTACCCGACCTGGGCACGGCTCTCTCCGGTAGCGCGCAGCGTCGCATCCTGGTCGATCGTAAAGCCGTACGGCGCTTCATCGGCTTCGAGCCAGCCAGTCATCACGGCCACCGGCGAACGCTGCACGCGTAGCGATTCCAGCGGCATCTTGTCGACTGCCTTGAGCAGCAGCTTGACGACGTCGTCAGCCTTGGCCGGGCCCGACGCATCGACCACGAGCCAGCCATTGACCGGATCGATCCACACGAGCACCGCCGAGCGGATCGGGAACGCGCGTGGCAGCAGCTCGTCGGCAACGCGCTCTTTCAACTCACGCATAGCCTTCTTCCCCGGGCGGAACCCTTGCTGCTCTTCCATCTCATCGGCGCGCGCCGCGGCGACCTGGTTGATTACCTTTGCTGGCAGCACCTTCTTCTCGGTAATGAGCTGCAGGAGGAGCTGGCCGTTCACTGCGTGCACGAGCGGCATGCCGGCGCCGCGTGGCGACTGCCACCCTTGACGCAGCAGCTCGCTGCTCGACGCCGGCGTGAACGCCTGGATCGTGAGTGCGCAGGCCAGCGCGTCGGCGGTCATCGCATACGGCGCCGGCAGGCGGTAGATCTGGAGGTTTCGGAAAAACATCGTGGTTCCTTCGTTATCGGGAAGTCAGTTACAGGTGTGGCGCGATCGGATCGATTGCGCCGGCCAGGCAGATCAGCAGGGCCAGCAAAGCGAGCATCACGCCCGAGTGGCGCTCGGCCCAGTCCATGCCAAAGAAAAGTAAAAAGCGAATCATCGGGACCTCAAGTTTTTGATTTGGCCCGCGCGACGGGCTGACGGCTCGGCTTCGAGCGAGTAGGGTTGAGCGCGGCAGCTTCGTCGCGTTCTTCGGTGAGCTTCTGCAGGGTGGCGCGGGTGATTGCGGCCATCGTCGCGGCGTCCCGGTTGGGGTGGGAGCCGTAGTGCTCAGTGACGCCGCGTCGGCCAGGGCCGTATCCCACGGTCACCAAGTACTCGTCGGGGTCGTGTTTGATGTTCAGCGCATGCTTGATGGCGAGCGCGCCAGCGGCCCGCGGGTCGCGCCGCCACTTCGACATGATCTCGCTTGTGCGAATGCCGCTGCCGCTGCCGACACGGCCCGTCATCAGGTAAACGTTTGAGTCGATCGAGAGACCCAGGCCGCCGGGCATCGAGGTGCGCACGCGCAGGTCAAGTCGCGCAATCTCGCGCTCGTCGGCGATTGCCTGCTTCAGGTAATCCTGGTCGTACTGCTGGGTCATGCGGCACTTGCAGTAGCACGCAAGGACGCAACTGCGCGCTCGGCGGCGCCTGCACCGTTGTCGCGGTCATACAGGCGAGGATTAAGCGTGTCGCCATCGATGCCGATCTTCATGACCCGGCCGCGCAGGTAGTCGAAGTGCAGGCCCTGCTGCTCGATTACCGCAGCTGCGTCCTCTTCGGTCATCGGGGCTGCGCCGCGCTGGTCCATGAAGCCCAGGCCTTGTTGCTTCGATGCGCTGAACAGCGCTGCGAGCAGTGCTGGTTTGCTGATGCCGGTGATGTCCATCTTGTTCTCCTGTGTTGCGCCGGTCTGCCCAGCGTGTTGGTCTTGCAGCTGGCATGCGCTCAGCTAGTGCAGTTGATGAATACTTTAGCCTACTAAATAAAACAGCACAAGAACTTTCTTTAGTTTGCTAAAGTTCGTGATAAAATTATTTCGTCACTTAAGAATTTTCGACTGCAGGCTTGGGGCAGGGAGGGGAAACCGCCGACGCTCAGGCTCAAGTGCCAAGGACGACCGGAAGGGCAACGCGTGGGTGGATCGTAGAGCGCGCCGGGGGACAGGTAGAGATGCCTGGGAAGTCTGCGAACAAGCGAAAGTGTCCGAAGGCGAAAGCATGGGATGCGGTAGCCCACCACGGAGGTCGATAAACGTCGACCGCTTTAGGGAGGGCTACGCTCTGGAACCGAGGCTCCGCTGGGATAAAGCAAAGCCAACAACTTAAAAACACCTACCTGAACAGCCAAGAACAGAACCTGAACAGTACCTATAGAGGGTGCGTAGGAAAAAGGCCCGAAAATGTCGCAAAAATTGACCATAGCGGTCTACCTCAAGGGACGAGGAGAAGTAAAGTCGCTGACCCGTATAGAGGCTGAGGCCTTCGGGATCCCATACCCGCTGGTATCAGGCTGGCCGGCCCGTTATGGCAACGTCGAGATCACGAAAGTCATGCTTGCAGACCTCATGGCCCGCGTTGCACGCGCCAGTCGGTCGACCGCGAACAAAGCTCGCCGCGGCTTGACAGGAATAGACAATCGACTGCAAATTGCGCAGTCAGAGGTTGTACTGGCTCAGCTGGGCTCAAGCCAGGAGCAAAGTCTGGCACCCATCCATGCGGTGCACGGTTTTGTTCTGCGCCGGCCACGACGGAACTATGTGCGCAGAAAAGAGGCGCTGCGCGGCTAGGGCCATAATGAGTGCTGCGTGCCGATATGGTGGTCCAAAACTTGGAGCACGTGAAAGGATGTTTCAAGCTTCCCATTCTTCTCGTACTGAACCACCTTCATGCTGACCGTAAGTCGATCACCGCTGCCAAACCGGATGGTCCCTTCATTTACGGCCGCAAGAAATGACGCGTCTTCCATGAACGCGTAGATGGTCTGCCCATTGTTGAGCTTCCACTTGTTGTCATTTTTAAAGGGGACTGACTCGATGTGGCAAACTTGCTCGATGATGCTAGAGGTCAGCTCTACTGCGGCCTCATCAAATATGAACCATTGTGACTGTGCACTTGTAATGACAAGCTCTGGCACCTGAGAACGTCCCGCTGCAAAGGTGTCGATCCCCTCTTGTGAAAGGGGGCGCAGTACCTGCTGAAGACTCTTACGGACAGCCTTATCTTTCCAAAGCTTACCCGTCGCCAAGTCAACCTCGATCCGCTCGGTCGAAATTTCATCGGTCATGATGAAAACAGTGTTGTTATCTTGGTTCTCAATCCTGATGGGTTTCCTGCCCTGGAGTTGTACAAGCAGCGCAAGCAGCCCTCCACCGCCGACTAGCCCGAGCGCTGCCAAGAGCGTCATTAGGTTCGCAAAAGCAGTCGGCCCTTGCCCGGCGAGTACAGACGTGATCTGTTGGTAGAGCGTTTGAACAGCGGTAAGATCAATGCCGAATGAACCGCCTTTGAACGAACCCTTAACCTGCACTTTGACGTCTGCTTTATCGCCATATAACGCTTGGTTCGCAGACTTAATCATCTCCGAGAGAGCCATAAGTGCGGGCGCCAGCTCATGAACATCCATCTCATGGGTAGCGAGGGCAGGGCCATCATACTTGATGGAAAAATGCGTGGAGCTCATGTCGATCATTTTATCAATAGCTCGTTGTTCTTGTTCGTTGGACGATGAAATCGTGGTCAAGAGATGACGTCTTTGCCATTCACAGTCAAATGCTGAATCTCGCCCGTCGACACGGAGCCGATGCAGCTAGCCGACATCGGGACAGATGCGCCGAAGCCGTTCTTGAAGTGGAAGGATCCCCGCTGCCAAGCGAAGTAGAACTCGTCGCCCTTGCCGAAATTCTTGGAATAGGGCGGCGTGTCGGCTTCGCCATACTCAGCCAGTCCGGTAATGCGCTGCTGGCATGCGAAGAGGGCTGACATCACCTTCCGATCTTGAGCCTGACTTTCGCTTGGCTGAAGAACTCGGTAGCCGATCGAAAGCATGCCAACGATGACGGCCGCAAGAACTGCTAGTCCGAGCCATTCTTTCGGCCCTAAAAGCTGTCTCGCGGCAGCTGCCCGGGCCGCAGCTTTAGCATCTGCGGCGGCGCGCTCGCGTAGGAAAGGCGGGTCCAAGAACGTCTGGCACCGCGGACAGTTGATCAGCCCTGGGACGGTGATATGGGCCTTGCAGCCTGAACACTGGATAGATGCCATGTCTATGCCTGTGTCGCTGGGGAATGTGTGCTGCCTTTGGTGGGATTTTGAGCCGCAAAGAGGCGCGCGCCTTCAATTCGATCGAAGCCGTATCCGTCAACGGTATAAACACCGTTGTTGAAAATGATTCGGTCGTCATTGCTTCGATCTTCGTTTCCCAATTCAACTATTTCAGCTTGCGTCTCGGCCGTTTCCATGGCCTTGGGAGCGATTGCGCCAAAACCCGCAAGGATCGCTCCGACTACTGAGAGAATCCCTGAAAAAATCAGGTAATTCTGACGCTGTGCCATCAGATCTGCATTAGCGACCCGCATTGATGGAGTAGTGATTCCGTACCCGTAGCTCTGAGAATCGACCTCAACGCTAACGTTCATATTCAAAGAGAATAAACAGAGAAGAAGGCCAATGACAAGGACTAAGATGCCTGCGTATTTCATAAGTTATTCGAGTTGAGGCATCTAAGCGTGCCGTTTCGCTCGCGCGAGTATAGCTCTACCGCAGGCCCCAAAATCTAGCCAATAGTCACGGGCATATAGAGTACGGCCAAGTCAGTGTCGGTGTGACGAATTGTCGAGCTGCAGCACTGTTGTTACGTCCTGACCGTTCATAAACAGTTCCACAATTTGACCGGAGCGAAGATCGCCCTTGCATGTTGCAGCGGGAACATTGAGGTCTTTATCAGAGGGGGAGTAGTAGCGGGTGTCTTTTGGCCAGGCAAAATAGAATTCGGGATAAGCACCCTGATTTTGTGCCTCTGGTAGTGGCGGGACCTCGCCAGCTGGTGACAGCAACTGTATCTGACTCAGGCAAGTCGCAAGTGCCTCGTGTGGCCTCCACGCGTCATCCGTTTCTTGATCCGAACTCATTCGGGTGAGGCCAACTTTGATGAGGCAGCCCGCAAAAATCGCAGCAGCTAATGCTACTGCCCATTCCTTTCGGACAAGCCAAGGTTTGGACCTACCATCTGAGTCATACGGGCTTATCACAGATAATATAGGCAGCGCCGACCCGCACCATGGGCAAATGACATGAGCCTTTCTACCGGAAATGGGTGATTTACACGTCGGGCATTGAATTTTTGGCATGGATGCACCTATGAGCAATGATCGAACGAGGTTCCATGGTACGCGTCATGTTCCTGGGAAATCTCTTCAATTGTTGCGGCCGAAGTTGTAAACCATCGAACGTGCGCGTAAGCTACTTGAAAGATCAGTCGATGCCTCGGCTACCCTAAATTAGAGTTCCACTTTGAAAGCACTCATGCAAATAGATCATTTCGACATCTCTAACGGTGCGCACCCTTACCGCTTGGCAGTATTGGACGCCAGTGGCAATCCAATTGAGTTACTCGCTCTCGAACGCGCCAGTGCTTTGGACGTATTGACATTCTTCCGTTCGGTTATGGCTCGGATTGACTTGGAGCAGCTGGCGCAGCTTGAGGGGAAATCTTTCAGCCACGCTCTTGGGCCGGCGATCGGCGCGCGGCCTGTCGAAAGCATCAGCGCATATCCCAAAGCCGAAGAATGAAATTCTCGACATTGACGTACGAAGGACTCGGCTCGCCCTTGATCACGTTTTCACACCACTGATCATCCAGTTCGGTATTCCATGCATGGAAGTCACTTGCTAGGTACTTTTCTGCGAAGGTGATGGCTACGGCGTGTTCTGCCTGCTCCAGCTCGAGGCCACCGCCTAGATTTACAAGGAAGGTGGCGATTAAAGTGCTTTTCTTCACGGAGAGCTTTCTCGATATTAAATTCTATCGATTCCGCAAAACTCGATCCATTTTGCGTCGAATCGGCTATCGCGGACTTTATCATTCAACTGAGAGTCGGAATAATCTGGGATCTCTACGCCTTCCTTTCGCCAGCGAGCGTGAGTCTTTACGAGCTCCGTCTTTCGGTCAAGCCATTCAATGTAGTCGGCTGTGCTCGCCTTTCCTAGCTGGCCGGTCCCCTCGACAAAGTTCGCTTCCGACCCGAAAGAAAAATATTTCTTAAAGCCGACGTACGCTCCCATTGAATTTTTTGCATTTATTTCTCCGCAAAGCGCGCCGGTCGGATCGATTCTTTCGTTACGAAACTGCGCGCTGCCTGGGTCTTTTAATAGCGCAACCAACGACGCGCGTGCTTTCGGGATTTCCACCCACTCAGTGTATTTCCACATGAATAATGCGGGCACCAGTGCAGCCAAGACGAGAAGCGCAGTGCATGCTGTTTTGAAAGGAGCCATTGTGCAAGGAATATTGCAGCATCTCGGCGTGCCGTTTCGCTCGCGTAAGTATAACTGAGCATCGGTCGAATAAATCTAGTCAATTCTCACATTTGGAAGCTATATCTTTTGTTACCGCTGAGCTGGTCTAATCAGGCATCATTTAAAAGTGTGTATTTACGGTAACATAAGTGGCTAAACCCCAATTTGTTACGCGCTTCGTATTGGTCTGAAACAAAATACTGTCGATAGTATTTACATAAGTTTGATGAGTCTATAATAATTTCATGCAAGTTGTTGATTTAATTAGTAATTAAATTCTGGCACACATCTTGCTAAATGTTCGATTGCTGCACTTATCAATCACTCCTGAAAGAGATAAAATGAAAAACACAATCAAGCTGGCATCGGCAGTGGCACTCTCATTCCTTGCTAGTTCTGCTAGCGCTATTACAATCACGTCTACTACTGATGGGGCTGTTTTGGCAAGTACAATTGCTGGAGCAGGTGTCAACATCAGTAACGTATCGTATAACGGTGCTTCAAGCACGGCATCCGGAATTTTTACAGGAGGCGGAAATCTCGGTTTTAATAGCGGTATTTTATTAACAACCGGCAATGTGGCTTGCGCTAATGCGCCAAGCACTTCCACTGCTTGTAGCGGTAGTGGTACGACAACCTCGCTGAAATTTGACTTTTCCAGCAACAACGGGAACGTTTTCTTTCGATATATTTTCGGTTCGGAGGAATACAACGAGTATGTCGGTAGTTCATTTAACGATCTATTCGAGCTTCGTGTGAATGGCGTTAATATTGCCACCTTGCCGAACGGAGGCGGGGCGGTATCAATCAATAATGTCAACAATAATACCAACTCGGCCTATTTTCGCGACAACACTTCTGGCAGTTACAATACGGGCTACGATGGGCTTACGAACGTCCTAACTGCTCAGCTCACAGGCTTGACAGGATTAAACACATTTGAGTTTTTCATTCGTGATGTGGGCGACGATGACTTAGACTCCGGAGTATTCATCGAAGCCGGGACCTTTTCCGATACGCCGCCGGTCGATGTGCCTGAACCGAGTAGCATCGCCCTGCTTGGTATTGCAATGCTTGGCATGTACGGTGCAAAACGATCGAAGCGCCAGTAAATAAAATTGCGGGTCGCTGAACTCGTGTGGTCCGCTATGTCAAGAAAGATTGCAGCGCTAATCTCGCGTAAGTATGGCTCGTACACAGGCGCTGAAAGTTAGCCATTAATCAAGGAGTAACCGGCCGGGCTGCGTCTTTGGCAGCCCGAGCTGCTAGCTCTTTCAGATGCCCTGCATGTTTAGCGCCGGACGTGAAGGTGATGTTGCAGCGGATGCTGCTCGCGCACAGCAGTCTGATGTTGATACCCTTGCACGTCCACTCTGCTGACCTGTTCGCAGAGCGCGCATCTGAAGCTCAAGAAGGTCCGCGTTCCCCACCCCGAGTTGCTCGAAATCGCTCGATGGGATTGGCAGGGGGAGCCAGCGGACATATCAGCCTCGGTTTCAAAACCCTCAACCCCAGCGCGTAGCCGAAGTTTGATTTTCCGAACCAGGTCGAAGTCTGGCGCTAGCTCTACAGGCAGCGGCTTCACACGCTTGGGCGGAAGGCTGATTTCGGGATGTGTCCTAGCACTAAGTGCAACGCAGTGATTTCCTCAAGGTCTACGACGATGTTCTGGAAGTCTTTGTTCACGGACTCGAAGCACGCCTGATCGTCTCTTTGCCAGAGCAGCCGCTTGATCATCCTTCGACCATCGCTCAGTAGGACGATTACTTCGTCACTCGGGTACACGTCTGCACATGGGTCAACTCCGACAAACTCCCCGGGCAGATACCGTGGACTCATGCTCTCGCCGCGCACGCGCAGCGCGTACGCCTCCACGCACGAGGTGAACCAGACCACGTACCCCTCTGGGTGTTCAGGCGGGAAATCGTCGATGTGCAGCAAGCCATCCTCACCCGCCTGGACCCGGCCCGCTACAGGAAGCAGTCGCGGTGTTCCGATAATTGCGGGCGCGTCTTCCACATCAGAGGGGGCTTCTACTGCAACAGGACGGTATTTAGGGAGCTTCCCGTCCGTAAGCCAGTCCAGGCTGAAATGAGTGCGGGCGAAGGCCTTTAGTGGTTTCGGCCCGAGCCTCGTAGTTCCTGAGAACCACTGCGCCACAAGGCCTTGCGATACGTCGCAAAAAGTCGCGAGCTCGACGCTGTTCTTGAGCCCGAGCTCTGCCATTGCTTGTTTAAGTCGTGTTGCCAGATCATCCATGTTTAGCACTCTAAATGTTTTTCGCTTTAGCGTGCTTGCATGTTTAACTTTAGTAAGCTAAAGTATTGTCATGGACAAGAAACCGACGCCTGACGAGATCATTGATGCCTTGGGCGGGACATCAAAAGTTGCAGAGCTCAGCGATGTGACCGATTCCGCTGTATCGCAGTGGAGGATCAATGGCATCCCGAAGCATCAGCTGAAATTTCTCCGCCTTGCGCGGCCAGAGATATTTACCGCGCTCGGCATTGGCGATGTAACTCCACAGCGCCGGTCGACGGACAAGTCTCCGGCACCTATCCGAGCAGGACGAAACCTACCTACTGCCGAGACGGTGCTGATTTGTGGCGCGCCAGCACCGCCTGCGTAATTCGCGACTGCATAACGTTTTAACCATTCCTGTAACCCGCATCACTAGGAGAAAACCATGAACAACCCGAACGCCAAGACCATCTCGGTCAAGGGCTACCTTTCGCCGGACGTCTATCTGGCCAACAAGGCCGTTTTCGATCCGGTCGGCCTGTCGATGAGCGCTGCGATCGGCTTGGGCCTTCAGCAGCTGGCAGCTTCGATCCGCGAACTTGACCCTGCACATCGTACCCGCAGGGAGAGTGCAGGTCGTATGCCCAAAACGGGCCTGCAACGGACCTGGCCACAGTCGAGCGCGCGCCGGGCACGCGGCGGCGCACCGAAGCCTTTCATGCGGGTTTAAAGGGTTTCGGGTGCTAGGTGTATCGAAAAGTGAATAAGGAAAGGGCCAAGATGGACGATCAGAAGGAGAAAGACAAGGTGCTGGCAAAAGCGAGCAAGTGGGTGTCGAGCCGACGCGCCAAGGCTGCCGCTAAGGGGCCAGAAAAAGAGCGTGCGCAGTCTCGCCATCACCAGGACGGAAACGAGCTGGCGGAGGCGGTGGAGAAGCTGGAGAAAAGCTTCCTGCAAGGGTCGACGTAGGCAACACCCAGGCGGCGGGACGGCGCCGTCACCAACATCACATCAGGGAGCGGAATTGACGAACGTACCAAAGCTGCTGGACACGCTGCGCGAGCGCTTCCAGATCAAGAGCGACGCGGCGTTGGCGCGTGAGCTGGAAGTCTCGCCAGCTCAAATCAGCAAGATGCGCGCCGGATCGGCCTTGGGCCCGTCGACGATCTTGAGCATCCACGAGCACCTAGGCGTACCGGTGAAAGAAATTCGCGAGTTGGCGCAGTAAAGAGAAGTCGCAGCGAATGATCGCTGAACGGCAGAAATGGAAAAGCCCGGAGGCAACCGGGCTTTGATGAAGCAACTACTTGGAGAACGCATGTTAGCACAATCAAATATCACGCCGGTGCACGCCGGTGAAGACCAGTCTTCGACTAGGCGCTTCGCACCTGTGCAAGGGTACTCGGTCAACCAAGTCGAAACCGATGCTCAGTCGCTGGTCGAGCTCGTGATCGACAACGACTGGCTGCGCGCTGGTGACGTTGTGTACGTCACCACCACCAGCCGCATCGTGCTCACCGATTCCGACCTGAATGCGGCCGCTCGCGCCGTGATCGGTGGTGAGCAATGAGCGAAAACAAGCACTCCAACCTGCGTCTTGCGGCCAAGCTGCTGCCGCTGATTGTGCCCTTCATGGCCAAGGCTGATATCCGCTACTACCTGAACGGCATCAACGTGCGCCCACACAAGGGTGGCGGCGCCATCATCGTTGCGACGAATGGCCACGCCTTGGCCGCTATCCGTGATCCTCGCGCGACCTGCGAGCACGAAGTCATTCTTCGCTTCGACACGCGTATGCAGCAAGCCTGCGCAGCCGGCCTCAGTGATGATCGCGAGATCGTCATGATCGGCGATCGTCTTGCCGTCGTCGACAACGCGGGCCGCGAGGTCTATATCCAGGCCGGTGCGCCGGAGATCGAAGGCAACTTCCCACGCTACGAGCGCGTCATCCCAAAGCTGGAAACGCTGCAACCTGGACTCATCGGAACATACAGCGCTACGGTGCTGGCGCCGGTTGAGAAAGCCGCGTTGACGATCGCGAAGCGGAGCAGGGGAAGTTACAGCGGAATGCAGTTCTTCAATGTCAACGGCGACGCAAACTCGTGCGCGGTAGTTCGTCTTCCGGTCGAGCCCGAATTTGTGGCCGTGCTCATGCCAATGCGCGATGACGTTCTCAAAGCGGCCACTCCGGAGTGGGTATCTGAACTCCATGCCGCAGTCGACGCCGCTGCCAACCAATCCAGGAGCGCAGCATGACACGCGCCAGTTACGTCACCCCTGGCCAGACCGCCGCGCGCATCGATAACCTGCGCCGGCTGGTGGCTGAACTTATGATCCGTCCGCTGCGCCGCGACGAGATCGGGAACCTGTTGCAGATGGGCCCGTCTGGCGTGCGCAAGTACCTGGTCGATCTCGGCAGCCGCATCACGACCGCGCGCGTTGACAATGAATCGATGTGCTTCCTCGCGATCACGACGGAGCAGGCCCAGGCCTATCTGGCTCAACTCGCTGCGGCACCAGTGGCGCGGCCTACTGGCGTCCCGAAGCGCCCTAGCGACATCGCCAAGATCGGTGCCGGCCGCCTCGTACATATCATGGAAGACGACGTGCACTACTCGGTGCGCCTGAGCTTGGTGACGCCCGCGCGTGACCCGTTGGTGGCTGCGCTGTTCGGAGCACGTGACCCGGAGGTACGGGCATGACTGAGCATAGTAACTACCGCCAGCCGACGCGCGGCACCGCGGCATTTGCCGCAGGCGAGCACCTGTACAAACATGGCCCGATGAAGGAGCAAGACCTTGAGGCTGCACTGGATGCCATCGGTGAGGCGAAGCTCAAGGGCGACGCACTTCAGCGCGCACTGCGCACTGGATGGCTGACCGTACAGCAGGATGGCCGCATCGCCGTCAGCCTGTACGCCCGCATCTCCTACGACCGACTGGCCGGTATCGTGCATGTCAAGCACGTGGGGCAGGTCGCAGCGCCACGCCATTCAGACGTCTTTGCGCGGCCGGCGCTGAGCCCAAAGTACATCCCTAACCGCCGTGGCCTGCGCCTGGACATACCGGACTGGTCTGTGCGTAGCGAGACCTCGTTCAAAACCGTTGGTGGAGGTGGGGTATGAGCACTCGCATCGATCGAACCGGTACAGTCAACTTCGGCGACGCCAGCATTTCAATCTGGGAAGAGGGCATCAGCGCCGCTCGCGCAGCGGGTGGCTACGCAGCAGAAAAGGCTTGGGAGCGTTTGTTCAAGCGCCAAGTGTTCGCGCGCATTGTTCAGACCCTGAACCGTGTCGGATGGACCGTTGGCCCGTGGGATAAAACAGAGCATTACAAGGTGATCGCGCTCAACCATCGCACCTGCAGCAAGGGTGACTTGAAGGGCGAGCTCAGCTTGAGCGGGCGTTGCATGAAGTTCGAGATGTGGCAGGACGTCACCCAGTCAGAAAACCGCAACGGTGGTCGCTACGATTTTGACAAAGAAGATCGGATACCGTACGTGCTGCGCCTCGAGATGGAGCGCACCCGCCGACGGATTCGCGACTACCTGTGCAACGTGTTCACCGGTTACGCCTGCGGCGAACCGCGGCCAGAACTGGGGTTCAATGGCGTCACCGCCCTCGAATACGCGGCGCACGCTCGCCGCACTTCCGGCCACTACGTGCCCGAGCTCGACCGCGCCCGCTTCAGCAACAGCGGCAATGACAAGTCAGCTGACGGCTACCAGCTTGAGAACGGCACGCCGGTCTATGCGATCGACCGCGACGGCCGTGTGATCAGCGGCGTCGCTTTCTACAGCCTGAACGGCAACTGGCAGATCGTGACCGGCCGCTACGACCTAGCCTATGTGTGGCACAACCAGGTCTACGTGAAGAACCCGGGCAATGTTCGCGTCAAACGCAACGCAGACCGCCGCCGCAAGCGCCTCGAGGCGGAGATGGCCAGCGCAGTCAAAGGGATGAAGTTCGAGCGCGCCGCTCAGCTGCGCGACATCCTGTTCCCGGGCTACCAGCAGTTGTTCAACGTCTGGCATGACGAGCATCAGCTCTATCACCGCGCGGGCTTCTGCGGTTACACGGCCGACCAGTCTCAAGCCGGCAAGTTCACGGTCGACGAGGTGCGCGGCTGGGACAGCGCACCGAATAAGGTCATGTCGATTGCCATGCTGGAGGCAGCATGAACATGAAACCGAGTTTTCAAATCGGCCAGATTGTCTATGACAAGCGCGGCAACTCAGCAGTCTACGAGCGTGAAGTAGATGGCGGCCACCTAGTATTTCCAGAAGCATCGCTCGGTTGGGGCGACGACGACTTCACGCTCGACCGCACGAAATGGCCAGAAGTGTTTGTCAATCCGCCTGTGCAATGCGTCTGGCCGCCGGTCATCGTGGTCGCCGCAATTGTCGCGGTGTTTGTGCTGGGGGCGTTCGCATGATCCGCACCCCCATTGCCCGCACTGGCACCCTCAAGCCCGCGCGTGCCGCCGCGCACAAATATCAGGCTCACCTGAGCGACGCTGTGATTGCCAACCTACTCCAGGCGCTTATCGATCCACGCTTCTGCAAGCGACATGGCGGAATCGCGGGCAGCTTGCTCGCTATCGTATTTGGTATCACTTCCGTGATACTCGAAAAGCGTGCGCGTGCTCATCGGATGAGCGCCCGGCCCAAAAATAGCGTACGAATCCTTCAGCGCGTCGGCAGCTTGCCCAGTCGGTTGGATGCCTATATAGAAGCCGCGGTACGGGGTAACTGGGAGATTGTGCTCGATCATCATGAATCCTCTGTATGTGCGGGAATCCTATCATGATGCGTCGGTCGATCCTCAAGCAGGGGGAGCCGCTGGCGCGCAAGGCACCGATGGCGCGCGGAACCGGCTTCAAGACACCCGCAGCTGGCGCTGGCCTGCTGCGCGTCGCTGCAGTACAGACGAAGGCCCGGGCCCGTGAACCGAAGCTGCCGAAGCCTATGGCCTCGCGCGGGATGAAGGGACGCCCGCCGACCGCCGACGAAGCGCGGTTCATGAGCGCAATCGCCGACCTGGGCTGCGTGGCATGCCGTCACGACGGCTGGAGCAACCCAGACGTTAGCGTGCACCACATCGACGGCCGCACGAAGCCGGGCGCGCACCTGCTGGTTCTGCCGCTGTGCGCTGGCCACCACCAAGACGGCACCGGCACGAATCCGACACTGATCGCCGTCCATCCATACAAGGCGCGCTTTGAGGCTCGCTACGGCACCCAGCTGGCGCTGTTAGCTGAGTGCGCTGCAATGATAAAAGAGCAAGGAGAGGCAGCATGCTAGACATGATGAAAACCGATAATGCTGGCCAGACAGTCCCATTCACGCTGCACCCTGGCGACTGCATCGAGGTAATGCTATCTATGGCCGACAACTCGGTCGACTCGATCGTCACTGACCCGCCGTACGAGTTGGGTTTCATGGGCAAGGCCTGGGACGCCAGCGGCATCGCGTATAGCGTCGAGATGTGGAGAGAGGCGCTGCGCGTGCTCAAGCCGGGCGGCCACTTGCTGGCCTTCAGCGGGTCGCGCACGTATCACCGAATGGCGGTGGCGCTCGAGGATGCAGGGTTCGATATCCGTGACCAAATCATGTGGGTGTACGGGTCGGGCTTCCCGAAGTCGCAGAACATCAGCAAGGCGATCGACAAGCAAGCAGGCGCCGCGCGCGAGGTCATCAGCGAGGGCAGGGCCGTCAAGCGCATGATCCCTGGCGCTGACCAGGATGCGACCGGCAGCTGGATCAAGGACAACGGCCGCGAGTACGTCCCGCAGGTGACACGCGCCGCGACCGCCGGTGCCCAGCAGTGGGAAGGATGGGGGACCGCCCTCAAGCCGGCGCACGAGCCGATCTGTGTCGCGCGCAAGCCACTGGCCAAGGGCCTCACCGTGGCGGCGAACCTGCTGCAGTTCGGGACTGGCGCGATCAACATCGACGGGTGCAGGGTCGGCGACGAGAGTACTCGCCGCGCCACACTGAAGATCATGACTTCGCGCGGCGCGCCTGGCGACTCCTATGCCAACCAGGACCATCGCTATGAGGATCGGTCGTCGAGCTATCCGACCGGGAGCGACGCCGGCCGCTGGCCCGCGAACCTGATCCACGACGGCAGCGACGAGGTGGTGGCGCTGTTCCCGGCGCAGGCGCCAGTGCACAAACGCAACGGCGACAAATTCCGCAACGCGTTCGGCGCGTTCGCCGGCAACGTGGATGAGGCCGGCAGCACGTTCCAGGGCGACAGCGGCAGCGCGGCGCGTTTCTTCTACTGCGCTAAGGCCAGCCGCGCTGATCGCAATGAGGGCCTGGCCAGCCAAGGCGCTGCGGCCGTGACCAAGGACGCCACCATGCGCGACTGCGAGACGGCCGACTGGACTGCACGCAACGGCAACCATCATCCAACCGTGAAGCCCACCGAGCTCATGGCCTACCTGGTTCGCTTGGTGACGCCATTTGGCGGCCTGGTGTTGGATCCCTTCATGGGCAGCGGATCGACCGGTAAGGCGTGCATGCGCGAAGGCTTCCGTTTCACCGGCATCGACATGACGCCAGAGTACGTGGAAATCGCGCGCTCACGAATTGAGTACGAGATGCGTCTCGCCGCTGCCGCTGTTGAAGAAGCTCAGAAGCCGGTCCCGCAGCTCAGTCTTTTCGAGGAGGTCGCTTGAAAAAGCTGCGTAATAAGAAATACCGCCCGCGCCCGGTGGCGCTGGCCGGCGGCCTGACTGCAATCGCACGGTGCGTCGCGCGGGGCCAGGACGCCGCGCCGCTCGCCGAGGATCAGCTGGCCGACCTGGGCCTTGCGTACTGGCTCAGCCTTGAGCAGCTGCGCACCGGCGCTGCGACGGAAGAAGCCTGGTCGTGCGTCGTCACCGCGCTGAACATCGCCATGGCCATGGCCGAGGCTGATATCGGCGCAGAGCACGAGGCGGCGATCATCCGCGCGCTCGACGGTGCCTTCCGCGCCAAAGTGCGCAGCGCCAAGAGCGGCAACTTCCGGCTCGACGGCGATGCCATGCGAGATATCGAAACGGCACTCACGATCCACGATGCCCAGTTGGAAGCCGCTACGCGCGCCGAAACCATCGCTGCGCTCCAACTGGTGTTCCAGCGCGTCGACGAGGGCCACGTGTACAGAGAAGCCGCCTGACGCGGCGCCAACGGATAGAAAGGAAACATCATGGGAAGCATGCTGAATTTACAGACCACCGGTGGCAGCGACGTGACGATGTCGAGCCGCGAGATCGCCGACCTGGTGGAGAAGCGGCACGACAACGTGCTGCGGACAATTGAAACTCTGGCGTCGCGCGGCGCGATCACACTCCCTCAAAATGAGGAAGTCATGAACGACGGCCCGGGCCCTCGCACGGTTGGCCAGTACCGTATCGGCAAGCGCGACTCTTACGTGGTCGTGGCGCAGCTGTCGCCAGAGTTCACAGCGCGCCTGGTAGACCGCTGGCAAGAGTTGGAAGCGCGGGCACCGGCGCCGGCCGTGCCGCAATCCTTCGCCGCGGCGCTGCGCTTGGCCGCAGAGCAGCAGGATGTCATCGACGCACAGGCCGCGCAGCTCGCCGCTGCAGCGCCGGCCGTCGAGTTCGTCGAGCGTTACGCCGACTCGACCGGAACGAAGGGCTTCCGCCAGGTGGCCAAGCTGCTAGGTGCTAAGGAGAATCTGTTCCGGGAATTCCTGATCGACCAGAAGATCCTCTACCGGCTCGGCACCGAGCTCACGCCGCACGCACAGCACATCGACGCGGGCAGATTCTGCGTGAAGGCCGGCACTGCCGACTCCGGGCACGCGTTTAACTCGGCGCGCTTCACCCCGAAGGGAGTGACCTGGGTGGCGGGCGAGTGGGCAAAGCACCAGGTCGCGCTGCGGCAGCGTCAGGGGGAGGTGGCCCATGCGTGACTACTCACCACTGCGCGAGCGGGCCGCGAAATCGGAGACTGTCCTGCTCAAGTCTTCAACCGTCGAGGAGCTGCTGAACGAACTGGAAGCGTTGCGCGCCGCGGCGACGCCCAAGATGAAGCGCAACGATTATCCGGCATTGTTCGAGGAAGCATGGCAAGCCTACCCGTCGCGCCCTGGAGCCAACAAGCGCGCGACATTTCGGGCGTGGTCCGCGCGCATAAAGGCCGGCACCACCGCCGGAGCGATGCTTGCCGGCGCATGCGCTTACGCCAACTACATCCAGGCCACAGGTCAGCACCTTAAGTTACCTGAGACGTTCTTTGGCCCGGACGAGCACTTCGCCGCCGACTGGACGCCGCCGGAAGTCCAGAAGAAGCCAGCCGGCGGCAACTGGTGGGCGACCGATGCAACGATTCTGGCCAAGGGTGCTGAGCTGGGCCTCTCACCGCGCTCTGGCGAATACATGGGGCAATTCAAGGCTCGAATCGAGCTGGCGCTGGACCCCGCGCTCAAGCAGGCCGCTGCGCCACCTACGTTCACGACGATCATGCCGACCGTGGCCACGCCACCCCAGCCGGAGCGGCGCGCTCCAAAGCCGGAGGGCATCGGCTCGCTCAAGGATCTCGTGCGCCGCGACCTGCCGTCAGCTAGAGCAGCTTGATGGGTGGCGACGTCGAGATATGCGCGCGCTGCGACCGCCTCAAGACAGAGGGTTACCCCGAGAAGCTCAAGCAAGGGCTGGGGTACTGCCGGGGTCACGGGGATGACAGCCCATCGCACGGGCCGTTCGCTGCCTGGAATGACCGTGCATGCGTGCTGTTCATTCGAGCGAAGGACATGGCGCTGCGCGAACGCTGGGTCGAGAGGCGCCAGGTCAAACAAGAACAGTTGCAAGTCCAAACCGCAATGAAAGGATGAAATGATCGATTCGCATGAGACGCTGTCCCTCGACCACACGGAGGGCGACAAGCCGAGCAACCCGAAAGACCTGGTCGGCGTGCGCAAGGCGCCGATGTCGACGGTGCCGGCGACAGTGCTGGCTGAGATCGGAGTGGCGATGCTGGAGAGCGCCAGCAAGTATGGCCGGCACAATTACCGGGTGGTCGGCGTGAGCGGATCCGTCTACTACGACGGAGTGATGCGGCACCTGATGGCGTGGTGGGAGGGCGAAGACCTCGATCCAGATTCGGGCATGTCGCACGTGACCAAGGCCATCACGTCGCTGGTGGTGCTGCGCGATGCCATGATGCAGGGGAAGTTCACGGACGACCGGCCGCCGCGCGCGCTGCCGTTCTATCCGGCCCTGAATGCTGGCGCTGCCGACATCATCGATCGATACGCTGACCGCAACCCGGCTCACTACACCATCAATTTCACCGGGATGCCGAAATGACGCAAACTCGACTCGGCTCCTTCATCGAGGCAATCATCAACGTAGTGATCGGTTTCGGCATCAACTTCACGGCCAATATGTTTATCTTCCCGCTGTTTGGCTTCCACATCACGCCTGGCGCCAACTTTGTTTTGGGGATGATATACACGGTGATCAGCGTGTTGCGGTCGTACGCGGTGCGCCGTTGGTTCAACGCCCGGTTGCATAAACTCGCCAGCGCCGTGGCATCGTCGATCGAGGCGCGCCAATGACCGCTCAGCGCGCGCTCCAAGCGCTGGGCCGACTCAAGGTCGGTACGATGAACAAGACCGAGGCCGCATACGCCGCCACCCTCGACGCGCGGCGCTATGCTGGGGAGGTAGCGTGGTTCAAGTTCGAGGGTGTCAAACTGCGGCTGGCTGACAACACGTTCTACACACCGGACTTCGCCGTCATGCTGGCGGACGGCGCGCTTGAAATGCACGAGGTGAAGGGATTTTGGCAGGACGACGCGCGCGCCAAGATTAAAATCGCCGCTGATCTCTATCCCATGCGTTTCGTTGCGATCAAGGCCAGATCCAAGAAAGAGGGCGGAGGGTGGGCAAGCGAAGAATTCTAA